GTGGAATCCCCGACGTATGGGCGCCTTGTACCAGAACACGCAATCCGTGATCTTGTTGCTCTTTGACGTGTTATCGAGCACGAGGCACTCGTAGTTTTCCGTACAAGCGTCCATGACCTGTGCAAACTGGTCGAATGTCGGGAAGACGCCGAAGAACGCCTTGTACAGGTTCTCACGGTTTTGCCTGACGTTGTCGCGCAGGGCGAACACGTAGTCGACGTTCGTACGAATCATGGGCGTCATGTCCATACAGTACTGAGTCGTCATCATGAAGAAAATCTTCCAATGGCGCCCATTCATAAAAAGCTGGCGGATACACACGTCTCTCATGAAGCTTCGGTCATACATGCAGTCGTCCATGAGGATAAAGACCGGACTACACTTCCCGACCGCCAAGAGCTTCTTTTGACGATCTATAATCTTTTCGAGAGCATCCTTGTTATAATCGCCATAGACGAACAGGTCGGGAATAAACTGCTTGTAGTACCCGTTACCCTCCTCCGTGCCTGACATGGCGATGCCGGCTGGAATGTTCTTTTTGTGCCACAGAATATCCGTCACGAGCGTGGACTTGCCCGTTCCACGCTTTCCTATAAAGACGCAAACTTTGTCATCCGCCATCTTAGACGGATCAAACTTCCTGAGCTGAAGCGTCATATCTGGTAAGGCCGCAGGACTTATTTATCGCGTAGCGCCGCGGACTAAGACCGAGAGAGTGCCGAAGGCACTCCTGGGGGGCGCGGCCTTTGACTCTAGAAAACAATGTTTCCCTTTACTAGAGGCAACGATGAGTGCCGGTTATATCCAGTTGGCTGCCATCGGTCAACAGGACGCATATCTCACAGGCAGTCCTCAAATCACATACTTTTCGGGCGTATACCGCAGACACACCCCTTTCGTCCTCGAGGCTTATGACATTCCCTTTCTCGATAAACAGGTCAATTACGGTCAAAATAACATATGCCGCATCCCGCCCAAAGGGGATCTTGTAAGGGGCCTCACTTTAAAGTTGACCCTCCCGGCCCTCAACAATCCCGGATCCGATTGGACGTGGCCGACACCTCCCGCCCCAGATACCAACCAGCCATACATCCGCATCACGGGGCCGGCCACTGGCGGTCCTAGTGTGACCCTCGTGGCGACCTTGCTCGTGCCGTCGTACTCGACCGTCAACGTTGGTCTCTGGTTCACACCCACCTTTGCCCCTTACGTGTCCTACGACTCACCCGGCAATAAATTCATATTCAGTAACTGCGCATCCGTGGAGGTTATCAATTCAACCAATTTCTTGGCCCCTGGAGTCTTTTTCGGTCTGGACCCCAAGGCGTACTCGTCCATCAATCCCGTGAGCGGCAATCTCGTGTATACCGTGAATAGCACTTCCAATTTACAGGCAAATTCCGTCTCGCCTTCTAACACCTCCCCAAATTACATATCGACCGTCACTCGCTCGGCCGACTTTACACTCGAACAGGCGGGATGGGTACAATCGACCGGCGCCTTGCCCCCCGACCCTCGCAAAGGTTTCTTCGCCTACCTTTCCCAACCCGTGAACGTCTCTGGTCGTCAGTTTATAAACTTTTCACAAACCTCTGGAACCGGTCCCGTATGGACCATTCCCGACAGCACCGTCAAATACTCTTTAACTCCAGGTGGCCGCATAAAGTTTGCAAGTCTCGGCCTTTACACCGTCAAGGCGGGCTTCGATCTCGGGGCTGGTTCCGTCGAAACGTTCAGCTTCGGGTCCAGTCAAAATGAATCTTCCGAAGGCTCTGGCCCCGTCAATCCCAATTTTGAAAACGTATTCACGTTCCGAGTGTCCCCCGACCCGTCCATGCCCGCCGTCATCCCCGTGAACGTCCGGAACACCGCCAACACCTACTACTTTTACGTGACGAGCACCGGGTCCCAACTCCAGTCCAACTCGTACGTCACCATAAGCCCCGTCGATGAAATTTATCAACTCAGTGCCCCGATCCCTATGACTTCCAACCCTTTCAAGTTGCCCCTGTACGGCAACGTCGTCGCGACCGGTGGTTTCACCCTGACCCTCACACCCGGCTCGAATATCAATTTCGTCAACGCTGGTGAATACATCCTGACCGGCTCCGTCTATCTGGGCGGCCCCGAGTACGTTTCGAATGTTCATGTTTGGGAAAGCTCCAACTTGATTTACGATTATGACATGTCCATGCAAGGCCGCGATCCCACCTTTGCATTCTCGGTGCCTCTGTCCGTCACGGACCCCGTCGCCAATTACTACATGAACGTCACGACCACGTCCCTGAGTACCGTAGCCTCCAACACGTACTTTATCGTGAACCGTATGAGCGTTCCGACCGCCTCGAACCCAGACTCGAACGTCTTGCCCGACAACGGTCTGACGTTTCGCTCGACCGGCTCTACGCTCATGGCTCCTTTCAATTTTGTTTCAGATTTCACATCGTCCGGTAGTTCAAACCTCATTTCATACACGAGCGCCGGATTCCAGTTCAGTAGTACCGGTTCGTACATCCTGACGGGCGCCATATGTACCGCCGACCCGGTTCGGAGCATCACGTTCGGTCCCCAGACCTACCGAGACAATTTGGGTATTTTACCCCCTTATACGTTCCAGGTTCCCATCTATATTTCAGACATTTCACAGACTTATCCCGTCTCCGTGACCGTCGCGGGAACCACCGCCTCGCCCAACATCTTCTCAAACACCTTCATTTCCGTGTACCCTCTGACCCTCCCTATCGTCGACCCTTCCACACAGGTCTTCTCGTACTACGACTCGGTGGGCACGTGGGCAATCAAAACTGCAGACCTCAAGATTGGCGGTCAGACCATCCAGAGCCTCGCAGGTGAATTCATAGAACTCTGGAACGATCTCCACGTCCCTTTTGAGAATCAACCTGGTCTTCAAATTCTCACAGGCAAGAATGACACCGGCACGACCATCAACCCCCCGGGCCGCACCTACTTTGTCAATTTGCCCTTTTATTTCTATAACAATCCGGCCCTATACTTGCCCCTCGTTGCCCTCGGCAGACACGACGTCGAGGTTCACGTCACCTTTAGAAATTTCACCGAGTTGACTGCGGTCGTAGTAAACTCCCCTACGCTCGACGCCACCATCATCGTCGATTACGTATACCTTTCAGACCCAGAGATTCGGTGGTTTCAGGGGGCCCGCCTCGATTACGCAATCACCCAGTGCCAGTACCAATCCGTCGGCCTCCTGCCCGGGTTCACGTCGGCCGTTTTCAATTTAGATATTAAAAACCCCGTCCGTGAAATGTTCTTCGTCATTCAGCCGACGAATCAGTTGCCCTATGACTACGCGAACAACGCCGTTCTGAGTTTTGGACTGAGTTTCAACGGTCAGTACCTCTTCACACCCGACACGACCGACGCTCTTTATACCGGTTCCATCGAACCTTTCAACCACTACGAGAATTTCCCGGAACGCAAGTTCTTCATGTACTCGTTCACAGACAACCCGGGGTCCCCCAAGCCTCGTGGACAAATCAATTTTAGTCGAATCAAACAGGTTCTCTTGACGCTCAATTGTGGCGGTCAAGCGTTTTTGCCCGCCAAGGAACTTCGAATTTTGGCTGTAAATTACAACATTTTACAGATTGCTGATGGGTTAGGGGGTCTGAGGTTCAACACCTAGGGCGACTCATGAACCTCTATGGAAATTCATGGACCTGGTTGGACGTCAAGAGCCACGGCGCGCCGCGCCGGTAAGTAACCCCTAATGAAAAGCGCCTGCGGCGCTTGCTTTTTTCCTTAGAACTTACTAGAGATGGCCTCCCGTGCCAGTTTAACCTTTCTGGGTCAGGAAGACATAGCCCTGAGCTCGGATCCACAGGTTACGTATTTCAAAGAGAAATATGAAGGCTCCAGTCTCTTTTCATCCCGAGTCGACAAGGTTCAGTTCGATAACGACGTTCTCGTCCCGGGTTCTGAAAACTCCATCGAGCTCCCCCGCTCCGGAGATCTCATAACTGACATGTACCTCAAAATTTTCTTCCCTGCGAGCATCACGTCCCTGGCTGTCGAGGAATCCGTCGCGACCCTTTTCATAGAACACGTCGAGCTCTACATAGGTTCCACCCTTATTGAGAGAATTTACGGAGAGTTCATAGCCCTCCGTTACGACGTGGAGGTTCCCCAAGGTAAACAAGCCTCCTTGACCAACCTAATAGGCAAGGGCACCACCGTCTGCGCTCAGAGCTACACGGTTCCTCTTCCTTTTTCATTGCTCGAAAAGGGTATTCCTTTGTGCGCCTTCAAAGAGCCCGTCACCTTTCGAATCATCACCGCCAAGACCAACACTTTCACCGTTCCTCCCACAGACATTTCCGACCCCGTCACCGCCTTTTTACATGTAGAATACACGTACCTGGGTCAAAAGGAGATTGAGTTTATCCGCCGGACCCCTCAGGTTCACATCGTCCAACAGGTCCAGCTGGCCGAGTTCGCCGCCCCTCTCGGCGCCCTGGCCGTCCGCTGTAATCTCGACTTTTCAAACATAGTCAAGGAACTCTATTTCGTGATCCAAAATGAATCTGCCCTAGGCTATGACTTTCTGGCCAGCACCGGAACCGAACAGATCGGAAGCCTCGAGCTCTTCTTCAACTCTACCGAACGCATCTCCACGGATATAGGAACCCCTCTTTTCCTGCGGGTCATCCAGGGTATGGAATTTCATACCCGCGTCCCTGCTTACTATTTCTACATGTACTCTTTCAGCCTCGACCCCGAGTCCAGGAGGCCGTCAGGCGGCGTCAACCTCTCACGAATTCAGAACCAAATTTTGAAATTGAATTTGAACCCCAGTGCTTCATCTAGAGTCATCAGAGTCTATGCTGTCAACTACAACTTTCTGAACGTCGAGAACGGGTCTGCGACCATTCTGTTTTCCAACTTTGCTTGAGAGGAGCGACTCTTTGATCCGCGCCGTCCTGTGAGACTATTTTTGTTCTAAAATTCCAGAAGAGTCCATGGATTCTTTGACTCCCCGGTCAGGCGATGGTGAACTCGACACCTCTGCGATCCTTGAATCGGCTCTCGACATCTTCAGACCCGTCATGGAATCTGCGACGGTCATGGCCGCTCACTACGCAAAGGCGTGCGGCCGTGACGTGGTTCTCCAGGAGGATATGAGGTTCGGTATGATGTTCGCGGCCCGGTACGTGACGGGACGGCAGATAGGGTCTTTGTTTCCGGAGATATACAGTGAGTCGCGCAGCGACTCTTCCTCCGAAGGCTCCGACTACGACCCAGACGGCTCAGAGTCTTCAGGCTCGTGGGAAACCGTCTCTGACTCTGAAATGGTTTGGACCCGCTATGAGGGCACGGACGATGACCAGGCTCTCAAAATGAACGAGTGCGCCGACACGTGGGCCTCTTGGGAACCCCAGAACCCCTCCGAACGTGCGTTGAAAAACGCCATAGACAAACAGAGCGAAAACTAGATGACCCCGGGATGGTGGGTCCAGGAGGATTCCGACGAAGGCTTTGATCTCTCCAGGACTCGGCCCAAGTACTCCGTCTTGTTAGAGGAGGAGGACTATGAGACCGACGATGACCTCGTCCCAGGGTTTGACAAGGGGCCAGAGGAGAATTACGGGGGAGTCGCGTGCGACTCCTGGGGGGCGGTCG